GGCATGACCTGCTTGCCGTAGCCGGGAGCCAGCTTGATCGCCAGGTTTGTGATGATGGCCTCGTTGGCGCTGTCGGGCACCTCGGACTGCGCGTCCAGATCGCTGAACTGCGGACTGGAAGGCAGCGGATAGCCCAGGCGAATGCCCAGCGCATTCCAGGAGGCCATCATGGCGTCGAGCCTGCGCAGGGCAGACTCGAACTGTTGCGGCTGCAGGTCGAAGGCGTAGGAGGCCAGGCCGATTTCCTCGAACGCTGCTGCTACGAACTGGCGCTTGCTGTAGCCCATTTCACACCTCCTCTGGTTGCTTGAGCGCTGCCTCGATCAAGGCCAGCAACTTCTCGTCGCTGGTGCGCTTGCTGAATTTCAGGCCGAGTTCTGTGGCCTTGGCCACCAACTCGATGCGGGTCGGTGCAGCGTCGTCGTCTGGCACGGCTGTCGGTTTTTCGACAGGTGCATCGACCACCATGGCAACAGAAGCGGCCAGTGCAGCACGCTTGAAGGACGCGCGACGCTCGGCGGGTGGTGCCGCCACTCGCACCTTGCGCACGCGCACCTTGCGGTTGGCCAGGTGGCGCGAAGCGCTTTCCCCTGCTGCATCGAGAGCCTGCTCCAGCGTCAGATGCCAGCCGGACGCAAGGCGTGCGTCCAGTTGCTGTTGCGTGGTCGCCAGCATGGTGTCGTAGCTGTAACGTGCACGCCGAATGGAGCCAGGCGCGCGGTAGATGGAGCAGGGCAACGCGCTCATTTCTTGGCCTTCTTCGCCGGTGCTTTGCTGGGCTTGCCTGCAGCCTTCGCAGCCTTGCGCGCGACGTTCAGCGCGACGGCCACGGCTTGCTTCTGCGGCATGCCGGACTTCATTTCCTTGGCAATGTTCTTGCCGATGGACTTACTCGAATAACCTTTGGTCAGTGGCATGGTGTTCTCCTTGTGGATGGAGGGGCCGAAGCCCCTCCATTGTCCTACTCAGCTTACTGGTTGAACAGCAGGATGCCGGACATCTCAGGCTGCTTGTTCACCACACCGAACAGCGTGTCGAGACGGTACTTGATCGTCATCGAGTCGATGTCGTAGAACTTCTGCATCACCACTTCGATGCCCTGGTCGGTGGTGGCGCGCATCACTGCGGTGCCAGCATCGGACGGGACAGCGTAGCGGCCGGGCAGGAGTTCCAGAGCATCACGCTGCCAGAACACGTTGACGGCTGCGGTGTTGACGTTGAGCCAGGTCAACGGAGCAGCAGCAGCAGGCGTCACGATGCAGTTCTGGTACTGCAGTTCAGCGTCGGAACCACCCTGGGCCGAGATGATCGGCGGTGTGATGACCATGTCGGTACCGTTGGTCACGCTCACCACGCGGAAGGTCTTGGGCTGGCCAGTACCTTGCTTGGTGATGTGGTGCACGGCTTCGACGCCAGAGATGGTGAACGCATCGCCAGCAGCCACACCAACCGTGTTGTCCACGGTGATGGTCTGGAAGCGGTTGTCCACGTTCTGGGTTTCGCCAGACAGCGCGGTCGAGGTGGCAGCCGGGACGTAGTAGTTGTTGGCAGCGGCCTGAGTGTCAATCAGGGTTGCGCCACCAGCAGCACCAGTCAGGCGGTTGGCGTAGTCGAACTTGAAGGTCTCGAAACCAGCCACCATGCCGACGAACGAACGCTCGAAGGCGGTGTTGGACTTGTTGCCACCGAACGAACGGGTAGCAGCAGCCGCAGCGCCAGCGATGTTGCCAGCCAGGCCGTTGTAGTCACGGCTGGACAGGGCCAGGAAGCGGTCGTAGTCGGCCACGCCCTGCTCGTTCATGATCGAGTCGCACAGGGCAACGTCGTCATAGGTACCGGCAGCAGCACCAATGTCCACCACCAGCGAGCCGAGGTTCGCAGCAGCGTTCATGATCGCCAGGTTGATGTCGCTGGCCAGCTTCTGCTTGGCAGCTTCGCCCAGACGGCCTTCTTGCAGTGCGTCGCGCAGGTCGAGCGTGGTCATGGTCCAGGGCACCGTGCGGCTGAAGCCGATGGTGGCAGGAACAGACAACTGCGTCATGTCCTGGTAGCCGCCGATGGCAACGCCAGGAGTGGACGAGATCGACTGAGCGATGTAGGGCATCGGACGCCAGATGACGTCGTTGGTACGAGCCATCATCGTCTGGTCGGTGTTGTAGATGCCCACGTTGCGCGAGAGCACCAGTGCGTCGTGGAAACCTTCGAGCAGGCCTTCAAACGCGACGCGTTCTTCTTTGGAAAATGCGTTAGCCATGATTAATTCCTTTCAGGGTTTTAGGCTTTCGCTGCTTGCTTCTGCCGTTTGTACTGGAGCACCTTGGTGTAGTTTCCAGTCTTCTCAGCTTCGGCTCGCAGCCGTTCAAGGGTTGAGTCCACTGCCCCAGACACGCGACCAGTTCCCTGGATGGTGCGCTCAGGCGGTGGTGCTGCCTTACGGTTCGTCACTTTCAATTCCTTTTCAAGTTTCGCTACCGCAAAGGCAAACTTCACGGGGTCTTTGATGCCAGCGATCTCCTTGGCCTTCTTCGGATTCTTGCCAAGTGCGTAAATCACCAGAGCCGGGTTGTCCGCGCCTTGCACCACGATGCCTTGCTGCGTGACGTCAAGAACCTCCTGGGCCGTGGCCTCAGCGTCCTCAAAGTCGCGCACCTTCAACTCGGCTCTCGCCTTGCCGTAGGATTCAAGCCTCGCCTGCCAAGCATCGTGCTGGGCCTTCTCGGCCTGGCGCTGTTGCTCGACCTGTTGATCGGCCACGCGCTTGCGCTCGTACCAATCGGCTAGTGCTGCTTCGAACTTCTCCGTGTCGTAGTCGTGGTCCTCCAGCTTGGGCTTCGCTCCCAGCGCGACCGGCTTGGTCTCAGTCGCTGCAGCAGCGTTCAGCTTGGCCTCGAGTTCCTTGATTCGACGTGCTTTCTCTCTGTCTGCCTTACGCAACTCACGAACCCACTCAGGCGCACGAGTCGTCTCTTCGGGAGGTGGCGCGTCCTCACCAATGGACACCACGACCTCGTCGTCGTCGCCTTCAGTGTCCTCGCCGTCGTCAGCATCGCCGTCCTGGTCGGTGATGGAAGTGTCCTCATCACCCACGTTCTCAGTCTGGCCTGCCTCGTCGTCGAGCACTTCAACGTCGTCGATCTCGATCTGGTCTCCGTCTTCTGCCTTTTTTCCCATCGTCATACCCCATCAAACTCACCCACTGAAGCGGCTGGGTGGATACCGCATAAATCACATCAGTGGCTGGCCGGTGACAGGCTGTGCCTGATCCACCACCACGCCGCCAATCTCACGCGCCAGATTCAGCGCGTGGTCTTGAGAATCCATGTCGACCTTGGCCAGCGTCTCGACCGTGCGCGCGCGAGACAGTTCTGCGTCGGCCACGGTCTTGACCGTGTCGGCACGCGCCTTGGCTGCCTTGGCAATGGCCTCTTCGGCCGCTGCCTGCAGGAAGATCGCGTTCGGGTCTTGCTGGCCTTGCATCATGGCCGCCAGTTCTTCGGCCTCTGCCTCGGTCGGCTCAACCACGCCCATGCGCACCAGCTTCTTGCGGAAGAAGTCGCGCACATCGCTGATGCCCTCGCCCTCCATGTTCATCATGGCCATGGCCTGCAGCACCTGCGAGGTCTCAGGGTCGGAGGTGATAGCCATCATTCCGGTCAGGGCGCGGACGGTGGCAGCGCGCTTGCTGCTGCTGGACGGACCCACCTCGACGTCCACATCAAAGCTGGCCGAACTCAGGTCGTTCTGCAGGATGATCTCGCCAGTCTCCTGGTCGACCATCGGCTTCATCAACTCGACGGCCTGCACATCGCCGCTGGCGGTGATGGCCTTCATCTTGCGGCCGTCCTCGCTGTAGACCTCGCGTGCCATCGAGAGCCAGATTTCACCGCAGCGCTTCATGCCCTTGGCGAAGTTGCTCATGTAGATGAAGGTCTGCATGTCCAGACGGCTCTGGATCATCTCGACGGCCTTGCCGGAGATGTTGCTGACCATCTTGTCGGCCTGCTGTGCGTTGCCCAGAATGTCCTGCATGTCCTGCTCGGTGATCTGGAGCAGGGCCGCCATGGCCGGAGGGATGGCCGGGCTGCGGGTGTAGGCCACCGGGCCGCTGACAGCCTGGTTGCCGTTCTGGTCGGTGATCGGGTTGATCAGCAGGTATGGATAGTCCTTGAGGTTGTCCTCTGCCCACATGACCTGGTGGCCAGCGACCTGCTCAGGCGTGAGGATTGGCTTCTCGACGCTGGACAGCGCGCTGATCTCTCCCAGCTTTGACAGTTGCATGTTCTTCAGGCGCTGCGCGTCCTTGGCCAGGCGCACGTGGCCCATGCAGCGCTCGACGTTGTCGACGAACCAGCGCTTGCCGTAGACCGGCACGATGGGGATGCACTTGCCTGCAATGTAGCCAGCGTCCTCCAGAATCTTGCCGCCCGACATGATGTACTTGTGCACGCGCCGGGTCTTGAACTTCTTGCGCCGGACCTCGACCGTGCCAACGGCCTCCAGCGTTTCCTCCAGGGTCTCGTCCTTGTCGAAGTCGGCCTGGGTGTAGCGTTCTTCCTCGCCAGCGATGGTGCGGAAAATGCGGACCGTCTCGGTCTTTTCCTCGACGCGATAGTACTCGGCCACGTAGACCACATCAGGGGTGCACCAGTCGAACTCGTACTGGTGGATGATCTTGGGCCAGCTTGTCGGGTCGTCGTTCCACGTGTCCTTGTAGGCCTCGCGGGTCATGGCCGTGATCACGAAGCAGCGCTTGGCGTCGGCCTTGTCCTGGCGCTTGGCTTCCAGGTCGAAGAACACGGACGAGTCCGCGTCGAAGATCGGCTCGATGCGGATGCGCTGCTTGTCGTTGTCGGGGTCTTCCTCGTCCTCGTAGACGGTGCGCAGACGCCATGCACCAAAGCCGCCGCCGACTGCTTCCTCAAAGGCGTTGTCGTAGGCCTCATCGGCCACGCTGTCCTGCTCATCCGCGCGGTACAGACCGTCGCAAGTGTCGGCCAGGTCGTCGCGTTCCTCGCCGTCCTTGCTGGTGAAGTCAACGGTGATCCGGTTGTTGCGGTACTCGTTGATGATGCGAATGACGGCCAAGTGAACCTTGTTCACCTCGAACTTGGGCTTGTTGGCGTACTGGTCCCAGAGTGGGCCTTCCCACTGGCTGCCTGCCAGGCTGTAGAAACGACGGTCTTGCAAGCACTGCAGGCGCTCGTCGCGCAGCGCAGTCTGGATGTTGTCGAACTCAGCCAGCGCTTCCGCGTGCAGATTGGCAAGCTGCTGATCTCTGGAAATTCTGGCCATGGGCTGTCCTCACTTTGCAATATTGTCTCACCATTTGTGCATGACTGGCAATGGTGTGAAGTTGTGGGACTTGACCGCAGGCAGACGCTGCACCAGGTTGATGGCGTCGAACATGGGGTCAAGCTGGTCGTCGTGCGCGCCAGCCGGGAAGCTGGCCACCTCGGCCAGGAAGTCTGACAGCCAAGGCGCATCCTCTGGCAGGGCCACGTTTCCGGACTCGATGAACGGGGCCGCGTCGTAGCCACGGCTGATCTTGTCCTTGCTGCGCTGCACCGGCACCACCGGGATGCCCTCGCGCCGCAGGGTCTGGATCAGGCCGGTGCCGGACACCTTGTCCTCGACGTACATGCCGCGCATGGCCGCCTTCTGGCACAGCGGCCGCTGGTCGCCCAGGTGCTTCATCCAGAAGGCGCGCGCCTGCACCAGCAACTCGGGAGCCTCCCACTTGCCGCGCACTTGGTCGAGCTTCACGGCCTTGCCGGTGCTCGAGCGCGCCCAGGCTTGCATGACCGACCAGTCGTTCTGCTCGGCCGTCTTCTGGGCCGTGTCCACCGTGATGAAGCGGAACTCCAACTGCGGCATGGCCTTCCAGTAGGTGAACCACTCGGTGTTGATGATGCCGCCGCCGCGTGGGGCTGGCCGCTGCTGCAGTTGCCCGGCAGCGCCGTAGGTGCCCAGGGTCTTTTCCAACTCGGTCACCTGTTTCTCGCCAAAGCGCTCTGGGAACATCAACTCGCCTTCCTCGGTCCGTGGGTCGGACCAGCCGATGGCCGTGGTGCTGCGTCGCTCCGGCTCGAAGCGCATGGGGATGCAGAGATGCACGTAGGGCAGGCCCATCTCCAGGATGACGCCGGAGATGTCCTTCTCGTTCAGGCGCTGCATGATGACCACAATGGCCGACTTGTCCGAGTTGATCCGGGTCGGCAGCGTCTCGGTGAAGGCAATGCGCGCCGCCTCCAGCTTGGCCTGGCTATTGGCGTTGTCCGCGCTGATCGGGTCGTCCAGGATGACGCGGTCGCCGCGCACGCCGGTCATGGATGTGAAGGCGCGTGCCTGGCGCACGCCCTTCTTCGTGTTGCCGAACTCGCGCTTGCCGTCCAGGTCGGCCAGCAGTTCGATTGGCCAGAGCCGCTGGTACCAGTCGGACTTGATCAGGTCGCGGCATCGCCTACTGTCTCGGATTGCCAGTTGCTCCTCGTGGGCCGTGCCGACGAAGCGCATCTCAGGCAGGCCGCGCGGTCCCCACTCCCAGGCTGGCCAGATGACGCCAGTCAGAAGCGACTTCATCGAGCCGGGTGGCACGTTCATCAGCAGTCGGGTGATTTCACCCTTGGTCACGGCCTCCAGGTGCAGGCAAATGGCGTCCAATGCCCAGCCCCACTTCAGTTCGGCAGCCGGTTCGAGCACGCGCCAGGCGCGCTTGGCAAACTCTGCCAGGCTGCGCCTGCACAACTCGCGCTCGATGGCCAGCAGGTCAGCTTGCGTCAGTTGCATCTCTCGCCGCCATGATCTGCGCCAGCACGTCCGTCGATAGTTTGCTGGCATCGATGGTCTGTTTGACCTCAAGCGGGTTTTCCTTGTCGCCAGCCAGCGCCAACCTGTCGCCGTATTTCTTGGGGTTCCACTTGGCCAACAGTTTCATGCGCTGCTCGGCACGATTCTTCAGCCAAGCCACATGGGCCGAGTCAATTCGCTCACTTGAACTGTTCTCGCTGGTCGTGACCGCCATGTCAGGCTGCGTGTCGATGATTTCCAGCGTCTCGTCGGCAATGCAGTCAGCGCCAATGTCACGCGCGCGCGCGAAGCGTTGAGCGAACTCTTGGTCTTTCTCCATCCACAGATACACAGTCGAGTAGTGAATCTTGTTGTCTCGGCACCATTGCCGCAGCGTCTTACCTTGCGAAATCCACTGACAAATGTCATCGACTTTGTCTGACGGGACCGGCTCAGAAGGACGACCGACTTTCTTCGGCTTCTTGGTAGCCATCATTCACCCCTCCAGGCAATCGCCAGTGCCAAGGCTGCGGCAGCCCACCACCAGCCGTTCATTCCGATCACCACGCCGATCAGCATTGTTCCGATCAAGTTGGTTTTGTGTGAAATTGTGGTCATGCTTGATTTTCCTTCATTCGAGCACGCCTGTCACGCATGCGCTTGTTGTTCGATTCTTTGCACAGGTCGCATCTGCACTTGTGGAACTCGTATCCTTGTCTGGTTCCATGCTTCCACTCACGCAGCACGCCAGATTGCAGCGCTTTCTCTGCAGACATGCGCTGGATGCGCTTGTGCAGCGTGTCGCCCCTGATGCCAAGTTCATCTGCCCACTGCGCCAAAGTTTGAGTCTTGCCGTCGTGCGTGATCCTGTGGTTGCGCCGCTGGTTGTTGAGCTGCTCCTTGATCGTTGCCCATCGGCAGTTCTCAGGGGAGTAGCCGATCCAGGCCTTCTTTCTGCACATCGGTCAGGCGTTGCCAGTTCGGTGAATCTTGCATGGCACGCTTCAAGGCTTGGCTGATCCTGGCATGGCCTTCGAAGCTGCCGTACCTGCTTGCCCGGCCATCGAGCATCTCGTTGATGTTGGTGGTGTCGCTCACTGCTTTCTCCTGTGGATAACTTTTTCTCACATTTTCCCACGCCCACGGCATGGAAGTTCGCCGCATCGGAAGGGAACTGGGAACACACCTAAAGGTGTGTGTTCCGTTCCGTTCCCTTTTTCCGCTGTTTTGCCCATGGAACTGCGTTCCGTTTTTTTCCGTTCCGTTCCGCTGTTCCCTTCCAGAGCCTGTGGATAAGTCTGTGGATAACTCATCTCAGCGCTCCGACTTTCGGATCAGCATCGAGCTTGCCTGTGTGTCGTCGATGACCACCCAGCCGTGCTCGAAGGTCTCGATGATCTCGGCCACCAGCAGGTCTGCGATGGGTTTTCCGGTGGCGCTCGGCTTGATGTAGACCTTGGCCGAGGCCTCGCTGACGTCCATCTTCTTGACCAGGTATTCGACCATGGCTGACCGGCTGAGATAGGGCTGGCCGTTGCGTTCCTCGGCACCAGAGGCCCACCA